GAACTTTCAACAGTGTCATAGAAATCTAAAGCTAATTTTTTAGCCATGAAGAATGCAGTTGTCCAACCACTCTTGAGTTCCTTGGCGGCTTCCCAAACCTCCATTACCCCAGCACCTTCATCTATTAACTCATCAACACCAGCTTGTTTTTCTAAGTCTTTTCCTTTGGCTAGTATCTCTGCTGGATCTAGCTCAGGGCCTGTAACCCCTCCGAATGAAAAACCGCTTTCTATAAAAACCTCTAACTCTTCTTTAAACTTTTCAGGCAGTCTTCCAAGGATGTCGTCTATTTCTTTATATGCTTTTTCGTTTAGAGTTAAATTTTTAGCAGTTAATTCGGCACTTTGTTTTACTTGTAAGTCTAATGATTTTTTAGCTCTGTTGATGGCAGCATCATTTGCTTCTTTTAAAAGTTTGTCACTTGTTTTTGAAAGTTGATCAAAGGCTTCTTGATCTTGAATCGCCTCTAATATAACGTTTTGTTTTCTCTGAGCGTTTAGAAAAGTCTGACTCTTCATAAACTTTTTTTGTCCTGCAACAGCAGCCTTACGCGCTTCTTCAGGGCCAATGCCTGCTTCTTTTGCAAGCTCAGTAAATATGTTTGAGAAGAGGGTTTTAACTTTACCTGCTAGGTTTGCAGATGCTAAAGCCCCTTCACCTTCAACCAGTATCTGTTGAAAAGCAAAAGTGAATCTTTCAGCTGCCCCTACAAATCCTTTCTCTCCCCCCTTCATAGGGTCACCGGATATGAGTCTACCAGAGCTTAACTTTCTAGCTCTCTCTGTTGCATCTGCTGCTTTCTTTGCAGCAATCTTTCTATTTTCTTCAGCTAGTTTTTGTTCTTTAGTTTTACCTTTTGGTTTATTTAAATGCTGATCAACTTCAAACAACTCAATTCTTGGACCGGGTATATCTACACCAAAGAGCTTCTTGGCTAATTTACGAAGATTGGAGTTGAAGTTTTCAAGGGCGACTGCCATACCCCCTTCAAACTCATCTCCAAACACTTCAACAGCCATACCCTCAATGATACCTCTTGTTATTTTAAGCTGTTTATTTAAAGAATCTCGAATTGTATCTGACTGTTCTCTAATGGCACCCGTTGAATTTTCAACAGCAGTTTGAAAATCAAGATACTTATCTGTTACTCCAACTAATGCGGTTGCAGCACGAGCAGAGTTTCTGTTAAAAATTTCAAAGGCTTCAGTGTTTCCTGCCTGAGCTTCTTTAAGTTGTCTCAAAATGCTACTAAGGGAAAGCATGTTCCCTTCGACATCGTGGGTAACAATACCCATTTCAAACAAGGCTTGCTTGGCATCATCCGTAGGCTTGGCTAAATCCATAATCATAGCTTGAAGCGCACGACCTGCTAGACCTGCTTCAAGACCTGTTTCACCAAGCAAAGATAACGCGGTAGTTACATCTGAGAATTTTAAACCTGCTGATTTAGCAATAGATCCCGTAAACTTAAAACCTTCGCCAAGGCTTTGAATAGATACGTTTGCACTTGCTGACGCCTTTGCTAACATATCAGCAACATTTGGCAAACTATCCATAGCCATGCCAAATGCTTTAAGCATTCTAACGGATAAGTCAGCTGCTTTTGCTACAGACAACCCGGCAGCTGTTGCTAGGTCAGCAACTGTCTCTAAGGCTTGTCCAACTTCTTTAGCCTTAAAACCTGCTCGCCCAAGAACTTCAGCAGCTTTATTTAGCTGAGAAAAACTATGCTCTGATGCAACTCCCACCTCTACAATCTGATTATGGAGTACATCAAAACCTTTTGCTGTTCCGGTTGTAATCGCTTTAACAACTTGAAACTGCTCTTCAAAATTAGAAGCTACCTTTATACCGCCAATAAAAGCTACCTTCAAAACTTTTGCTGCTGCGGCGGCGAAACCAAAAGCGCCCCCCATTAACTTAGCAGCCATAGCAGCTTTACCAAAACTAGCTGCGGCTCCAGCTGCTGCCTGCCCACCTAACTGACCTATGAAACCACTACCCCCTCCACCACCAGAAGAAGAAGAGGCCGTGCGCCTTGAAGAAAGTGCTCTTGGAGATGCAGGGGCAGGCGCATGTTTAAAACTTAAATGCTTACCAGATGTCCCTTCAAAAGATTTGCGTGTTTTTTCAGCTTGAGCATGGACCTTCTTCATCTCTTTGATGGTCATGCCCCAAGCTTTAGCTTGAGATTTAAGTTCTTTTTTTACAGCACGGTTATATTTAATGGTGGCGAGTATTCCACGCTTGGTCGCCTTCTCAAGACCTTTGGAGCTTCCCGTTAACTCGACTGAGACTTCAGCTACTTTTGCCTTTGCCATTTTTTGCCCTTACCTTCTTTCCAAAAAGAATCATATTCTCTTTGTTCCGCATTAGCTTCAAGCTGTTGTAAAAGTTCTGGGCCAGACTTTGGAGCGCTAGACTTTTTACCTCTAAGTTTATCAGGGGTAATTGACTTACCCTTTTTAGTCCAAGGGGATATAGATATGGACGCGTGCCACGCTATCATATCCATCTGAAGATCTATCCTATCATGATAGCCTAACCAGTATTGATTAAACTCGTATAAGGACATATCCCAAAACTCGTGAGGTTTTAAACCTGCTTGGGCCGCTCTTCTAAGAAGTAGAGCCCAGTTTATTTTCCCTCTTCTTCATCCCCATCTTCATCATCTAAAACCATTGAGTTTACACCAGGGATAGACTCAGCCAAAGCAGTAAACACTTTGCCAATCAAATCTCCCAACTCTCCTTCATAATCATCAAGCCAAGCTCCAATTTTGTTTGGAGTTAACTTTTTGTTTTCATGAAGAAGTCCAACAAACAACGCATCCCGAAGTAATCTGATACCAACGGTTTCTTCATCCATTAGCTTCATGATCCCTTTGCCCGTAAGCTCTTCAAGCTGCGCTATTTGATTGGTTCGGAAACGGATAAGTCTCGTCTTGTTTCCAATATAAACTTCTGCTTCACCACGATTAGAATTTGCACTCATTTTTTTTTGCCCCGGTTAGTTAGTTAGTTACCCGATGAAATCCCACTCAGCAGTATCGCTTACGCCTAAACATCTAGCTGAACAATCTATTCTTTGAACATCATCAGCACCAGTTGATATAGACAGGCTAGTAATAAATAGAAATCCATTAATAGACATATCATCTGCTAAGATAATATTAAACTCCAAGGTACCAGCTGCGTTGGGAGAAGAGTTATCAGCTGCGTAGTTATTCCAACTCTTGATAATATCTCTTTGTGCCGTTGTAGTTGCAGCATCCTCAAAGATAAAAGAAAAGTCTACCGTAAGATCACGACTCCCCTTCACATAATTTCTAAGACCTGCATCATCAAAAGTCGTAACATCAATCTCATCAGCATTTGCACTGATAGATAAATCTGTCATCTTTGCCAATTTAGCAGGGGTTCCAGATCCCCCCAAGGTCGCATCAGCAATTACATATAATGCTGCATTCCTTCCTAAAACTTCACTTGCCATTTTAAAATCTCCTACTTAGTAAGCGTTAAATTTATTGACCACTCATGGTGGCCAGTTTCATCTGTTCCAATGTATATCGGTTCAGATGTGTTAGATCTTGATTCTACATAACTTGCTGTTGGTGGTCCCATATCAACTACTGCCAATATACTTTCAGCTAATGAAAGCCCCCCTGATAAATCATTCTTATCAGACCTTACCAAAACCTGAACCGTAGGTCTTGGTAAACCTCCCTTTGAGCCACCATCGATAAATGCCTCTTTAGCCAAACCCCCAGTGCCTATTACAAACACAGCTGTATGGGGAATACCGGAACCTGTTGAAACTTTTTTAACAGGGCCAGCGAAGCAGTTCGTTCCTAGCGTAAGACTGCCAATGCTAGATGCTATGAATGTTGCAACATCAAGCTGGGCAGACATTATCCATACCTCTTCGTTTGCAACTTAGTTATTTTTGTTCCAGCAGTAACATGCTTTTTAATACCTTCTCTAAGTCTTCGGTTCATATTGTTAGTGCGTTGAAGCATGGGTCTTTCTAGGTATTTAGATTTACTAGAGTGCTCTTCGTGCTGTCTTAATGCATATGGAGTATTATAACTTAAAGAAGATGTAGGACGTTTTAATGTTTTAGGGGGTTTAACTTCAGCAGACTTTTTAAGATCTTCTTGGTCTACAGGAACAAGCTTTTGGCTTATGTTCATAATCTTTACAGATTCATCAAAAATTGCGGCAGCTAAAGCATGTTTAAAAGCTTTCTCTGTAATATTTAAATTTTTCTTTAACTGCTTAAAGCCTGATACATCCCCACCAAATAGACTACCTCTTAAACCTGTGCTTTTTTTTCCAGAGGTTTTTTTCTTAATCGGGGTAGACCCGATGTCTTTTTCTTTTACATCAAATATCTTAAACCTAGCCATCAGACTCTTCCTCTGGCTCAGTGGTAGGGGCAGGATCTATATCAGGCTCTGCGATAGGTGGTTCAATTACGTTCTTGGATTTCTTAGATCTCTTCTTCTTGGTAGTTTTTTTAGCAGCAGCAACTTGCCATCTTTTAGGTGGCGGCTCTTCATGGTCTTCAGCATACCTAGCATCACCTGAATCTACGATGGCTTTGGCATCGGCTTCACTGATATCGTAAATATAACCCTCTTTATGCAGACCTATTGTTCTAGCACTACCCGATAGGTGCCTAGCGGTTTTCAACATTTTAATTCTCATATCAAAGCACCGTCCTATAGAAATCTACGTTACCTTTTTCGTCATAGAGCTTAAACACATTTCTTGGAACGTGACCAAGGTTAGCAGTGTCAGCACTATCACCGGGGAGGAAAACACGGTCAGTGATTTTAATCTCACTTTCCGTAATCACGACAATCGCTTGCCGCTCTTCCATACCTGTCGAAGTTTCATATACCTCAGTCTTATTCTCTACACGAGCTGACATAGATGAAGCGCTTCCGAATGTTGTGTCGCCGTAATTATTACGACTAGCTGCTGACCTAACGTTGATAGTTAAACTCAGCTGCTTCTTTAACTGCGCGTCCATTATGAACGATTGTACTCGTTCTTCTCATCAAGAACGATTCGATCATCCTGACCAGTTTTAAAACCGGGCTGGACTGCGGTTGTACTCTCATTAAGAGAATCTTTACCTGAGACAGTAAGGCCACCCGCAAAGACTTCTACTTCACGATTGACCTTACTTCTCAGTAAAGAAGCTCTACGCTCATAGGCTTTTGCCCGCTGACTGGCATTGACACTCAAGGCCCCATTCTTCGTATCGGCTTGTCTTGCGAACTCCGATGCAATCATCTCGCACGCAGTTGCAGCCGCTTGAATCACCTTGGATTCAAGTGTCAGGATGTAATCTACCTCTGCATCGGTAAGCAGTTGATCATTGGTATTTGTGTCTCCACACCAAAATCGAACTGCCTCCCGAGTAGAGTTAGCTGGGTCACCTCCGTAGGTCCATGCCATAATCAGTTACCTATGAAGCGTTGACTGATGTGAAGTAATAACCAAGAGCAGCTGAAATCAGCTTCTGGTCATACGCCATTTCCATCTCAACCCGGTCAGAACGCAAGTGATCCATACGGAATCGGCTTACTCGCTGACCTTCTTTAGCACCACTGTATCCGGTCCACGAAAACGTGTATCCGCCAGAGGGGTGCATGAGTGAGGCAGTAGCAGGAGCATACACTAGGAGCGCTTCTGCTGAAGTCATTACACGGGAATAAGATGCAGTTGCACCTTCAGCCGCCGTATTCTTAATGGCCCGTGATACCAAAACCTTGTCAAGACCAAGAAGACTTGCAAGAAGCTGCTCAGTTACAACACCTGTTTGGGTGTACTTGATACGATCAAGAACATCATCATTGTTCTTTAGCTCAGTATAAGCCTGTGCGCCGAGAACAAGAACGTTGGGACGGTAACCGGTATTATCTTCTACTGTATCTTGACCATTTTGAATTTGATCAATTGCAGAGTTAGATCCTGTCCAGTCGCCGTTGTAATCAGTTCCCCAAACACTTGTCGTAAGAAAAGTGCTTGCAAAATCCTGCTCACGCTTAAGCATCATGTGTTGAGTTAGGAACTCAACCGCATCACGATTCAAGTCTAGAGGTGCATCAGTATTTGCACGGGTTTGATCTGCAATATCCTTGTGAAGTGCAAGAACATCACAGCTGTAAGTGCCTGTGCTAAGGTTGTAACCTGAACCGGCAGACTCTGTACCGGGGGCACGAAGCTGTGCATCGGTACGAAAGAAATCCGCTTGGGTATAGGTGAAGTATTTATCAGTTTGTTTTGCAACAGGTACGGTTGGAAAAACCTGATCTGCAACAAAAGATTTCATATCATTCTTGAAGCCAACACTAAGGTTGGTCAAGGGTCCGTCTACATGGACATCTGTGCTACTAGGTTGTGGCATGTCTCAATCCTCCTTAAAATAGTGTGGGTGAAGCGCAGTTAATTACAGCGGTCGAAATCTCGTCAGCGGAACACGCTACGATCATTTGACCAACAACGCAGTCACTTGCATCTGCAACAACAGCTTGGCCATCGTCAGCTGCTGATGAACCATCAGATGCAGCAATGCGATCACCTTCATTAAAAGCAACACCAGCTTCAATCTTAGTAACACCTACAACAAGAACTGTAGCTGCTTTACCTAGCGCGTCTGGTTTGTTTTGAAGAACCCCGATCGGGACTGTTCCAGCAGAATCAGCAGTACAAACCTCTGCTCTTCCGTTAGCGTCAAGCTTGACGAAGTTAAATTGAAGTGCGCTCAAGTCTCCGCTTGCTTCAAGAGTAATAGTAATACCGCCACTTGGATTAGCGTAAGCCATATCTTTTCTCCTCGATTATTTTCTCTGAACGTATTCAGCATAAAGACGACGACCTTCTTCAGACTTAAGAACTGAATCATAAGCCTTTGCGTAGGACACGCCTGGGTTTTCAGTTGAATACTGAGTAGCTAACTGGTCAAGTTGGGATTCAGGGTTTTTACCTGAACCTGCATCTTGAGTAGTTACGCCAGCTTCAGCAAACACTTCGCTCTTAGCAAGAACTTGACTCATGGTCTTAAGAAGACCTTCAATCTTTCCTGCCATCTCAGCATCATGTGCATTCAAGCTCTTGAGCATTGGCCCAAGCTCATCAGCACCGTG